CTTATACCCCGTCACCTTTGAGTGTGTTCGCGCACCCGCATGCTTCCCATAAGTAATATCCTGACGAACCTCAAAGTGACTTGCAAACTTGGTATAGTGAGGAACTCGTTCCCTCGAAAGTGCATGGAGTACCACATACGCATTCATCGGACTTTCACTGACGGGGGTTCCTGTCATCACAATTGCACGTGGGTACTTTCCTTCCCTGTCACGGGTTTCATTCAGCAGCGCCAGGATACACTTAGTCCTCTTTGCGTCCATGTTTTTGTACATGTGGAACTCATCAACACATATCATATCCCACTGCATACCCATCAGATACTTCATTATCTCGCTACTCCACGCCTTACCACCGGAAGCTACTAGATTCTCCGGATGGACCAGCATGAAATCCCAAGCGTCATGCTCATGCTGCTTAATGAACTTAAGCGCCCGCTTACGTCCGTTAGGCACTGGAAGTGCCTTCAGGTGTGTATGCTTGCTTATCTCTTTCACCAGGCCAATCTGTACCGTATACGGACACACTATCAACGTACGCCGCACCTTAGCGCCTAGCGCCACCACAGACGCCAACATCTCCAGGGATTTTCCCACCCCCATTTCATCGAAAATACCCACACGCCTGTTATTGACTGCGAACGCAACAGCAGCCATCTGATCTGTGTACAAGGTCGTTTTTAGTTGTTGAGCAAGAACAAGGGTACCTTCAATATGCTGGTTATTGATACCTTTTTTTATCTCTTCGTTACGAACACGCTGCGAATGAATCCACGTGATAAAGCTAAAGGCATCTTCACCTATAGTACGTCCCTCAACAAGGCCCATCAGATCTAAACGGTGTCTCAATATCACCACGTCATTATATGAAATAGTCCAGACGTTCTCCTCTATCTCGTACGCCGACAGCAAGGAACGGAGCATGATGTACACCCTCTCATATCGAGGATTCCTTACATCCAGACGTACGCAGATCCGTTTTCCCTTCATAAAAATATCAATCAAAATCGCCCCGCAAAAACTCGTCTATCTCAGCTTCACGCTTGTCAGCGTCAGACACAGAACCCATCTCCAGCAATTTCCCCTTCAACAACGGGTAACTCTTGTGGCCTACGCCCTTGGGATCAATCACACGAACGGGGGCGTCAGGACTCACATAGTACAGCGCCTCAAACGTACGATCCTCATCAGCCCCTTTACCTGTGATTGAAGTCTTGACCTGGATACGAATCACATCCTCGGGACTCACGTCCCCCTTCCATAAGTACCAGAGAATACCCTGAGATGATTCCAGCCGAGAAGTCAGATATACTCCGCACTTGTCTACCCATGCACACTCTTCCTCATTAACCCACGCACGGACAAGCTGACCTTCCTTGCGCCTCCCCAATGATTTCTGATAACCTATTTGCAGAATAACGTTCACCCCGAAGTAACCTCCTCAACGATACCCGCCCACTCTTTGTCCACAGTAGAGGAGTATGTTGCGGTAGGGGGCAGATGGGCCTCCATCCAGCGTACCACCAGATCCACCAAAGACTTCGCGATGGGAACAGCAGGAACCCCTGAAATGCCGTTAGGCTGGAACCGTTGATGAGCGAATTTAGCGTAAATCTTCTCAGGAGGAATGCCATACTGGAGCAGCATAGAGATACCAATAGCCCAGCTATTGGCAAAACCCCTAAGATCCTCTCCCGTTTTTCCCGTAGAAATAAAAACCTCACCGGGAGTTCCATCATCATAAAAACCTATAGTAAAGTACCCCTTTATGTTATGATCCTTTCCTTCCAGATCACGCAGCTGTAGGGTAAACTTAACTGTCTTGCTCTTCCGTTCATCCGCTAATCTAAACCGAACAGGCACTTCAGCCCCTTGAGGAGATGTACCCGCAGGAGCCTTCAATTCTTTTACTTCGACCTGATCGCTCATGAGACCACCGTTTCTGTCAAAAGTGAATGCAGCATAGTAGCCGCATACTCCAGCTCAACCTCTCCGCGCTGTGACCTCAACGCAGCCAAGGGATGTACGCTAATCGCTACTTTCGCATCCACCGCACCCACGAGTCCAGCCGGTTTATCCAGGATCTCACCGCAATGCTTGGAAACGTTACTTCTGTAGGGTGTAACAGAAACCATAGCTTCGTAGCCTAACGCAATAATGAGTTTTGGACGTAAATGATCTATTTCCGCCCTCAAATAAGGTAAACACGCCAACATCTCCGGATACGTAGGGGGTCGATTATCAGGTGAAACACACCTGCACACATTAGTAAACCAGCACTCGTCGCGGGAAACACCAATCTGCTTCAGAAATTCACCCAGTTCCCCACCAACAGCACCATCCGCACAAAAAGGCACACCGTTCTCGGAATCAACCTCGTCCGGGTTGCGCCCCAAGATCATTATGTCCCTGTCATCAGCGCCCTCCGCCATCAAAGGCCCCTTCTCACTACAGCCCGAGCGCAGAGGACACCTGTTACACTCCGCGATGGCCCAATCGAGTTCACGCAGAGACTCCCACGAGCGCCCTGGGGGAGCGTAAGCCTGCATATAGTCAACCATGCCACTCAAGTCGGCAGATCGGCGAGAGAGCAGCTCAGGACGTAAGGGGAAGTGCTTACCTGTACGTTGCGACAAAATCTGCATCCGGAAGGTATCCACGGAAAGCTCCTTCGTTGCTGCTTCCGTGAAAACAGCAGCTTCCTGCTCGGAAAAACAATACATACCCTCGGCAAGGGTGGGTATCTTCACCAGCCGGTACATCTCACCTACAAAGTCAGCTTCAGGAAAGATCTTAGCCGTCGTTTTCCTGGATTCAAGCGCCTTCCTGTTCGCAGGATCCAACAGCGCACCAAGACTACCATACTCGTTCAACAGTACCGCCGCTTTCTTATCGCCGATACCCTTTACTCCCGGCAGATTGTCTGAAACGTCACCTGCGAGAGATTTCAAATCTGCAATTAATTCGGTTCCGACTCCAAAATATTCGTGTGCGACTTCCTGGGTCACAAAGAGGTTCTTCTGATGATCCCAAACCTGCAGGTGCTCACTAACCAATTGCCATAAATCTCGATCCCCTGTAGAGAGGATCACACCCCACTCCCCCAGGACACTCACATAATACTCAGCGAGCCAAGCAAGAACATCATCAGCTTCAACACCCGGTATCGTAAATTGCCTGACACCCAATGAGTCCAGGTACCCCTTGATGTACATCGACTGCTCATCAAACCCGTCCCAGTCAATACCAGCGTCCTTCTTCTTTTGCAGACGCTGTGCCTTATACTCCTTGTAGATCTCAGTACGCCAGCGAGACTTTCCCTTATCCCAGCAAACAACAATATCGTCCGGAACAAACTGATTCACCATCTCAAAAAAGTAAGTCAGTACCTTCTGCGATACGCCCTGCATAGCGGACGAATGCACGGCTCTCCACAACAAGGGATTCCCATCTATGAGAAGTACTTTCGGCATCAGTCCACTCCCAGAACGTTCAGTAGTTAGTCAGGCATTCGACTGATAAGCAGTCGCTCCTTGTCATCAGATGTTACGGACTTTTCGACTTTCTGAATGAACTCCACAGGGACGATTGCCTCTCCACTATCCGAGGTAGCAAGCTTCAGCTGCTCCCATTTACGGGCATCAAAGGACATGGTGAGGTACTCGTCATGACCATTCGCCAGGAGCCATTCAACGATAGTCGCGGAATCACGCTCTACAACAGTAGCTCCACTGACAACTGCAATCTGGGCAACATAACCATCTAATTCGAGGGAAGGGCCGCTGTCAGTTCCGTTCTGAGAGCCTTGCTTCCTGATACACTGCATGATGGACTCACGTGCTTTGGACTTGTATGCCTCAAATTTCTTTTCGGCACTGCTAAGGATATCCCTCAACGCAGCATACTGCGATACTTCCTCCGCACACACGTAGCGAGCTTCTGCCTGGGCCTTCCGCAGCTCCTCTGCATTAGCCTTTTCCACTTCCTCCGGGGGAACCGGAGATTGCGCCAACTCAACGAGCTGTACCTTACCGGACAACACGTCCTCCTCTAAGATACCCCAGAGACCCTGAGCGTCTTGTGCGCGACAAAGCAAATTAACAACACCAGTAGAGGCATCCTTACTTTCAACACTGACATACAGTTCCTCTGCCCCGGAACCCACCCAGGCGTCAGTCGGGGCTGGCCGAAACCAGAAAGGACCACCCCTCAGGAGTAGAGTAGAACCTACCGGGATCTCCGCAGGAGAAGGCTTTGAGGGAGTGGTCTCCGGAGGAGTCTCTTCAGTCACCTTCTCCGTAGCTGACTCGGCAGCACTTGCATCTTCCAATGCAGGCTCTTCTACCACCTCAATGGGAGTAGGACGTTCATCTTTTGGAACGTCCGCATGTTTCGAGGACATGTGCCGTCTCGCACCACCCGCACTCTTAAAAACCCTCTCACAAATAGGACATCGGAAACTGGACGACATTCTTTCCTCCTTGGTGGAACGCGCAAGGCGTCCCGCTGCCTTTGTACTTGAGAACTCACGCACAAGAGTGAGCACAGCCTCCAGAGGAGGCGTAATAATTCCTTCGACTACCTGTTCCGCTTTAGCAAGCATAGAACCTCCATATAAACACATAACAACAGAAGCAAAGAGGACCTTACTATAGATGGTAGGTAGTTGTCAAATTAAAAAAAGAACTTAGGAAGTTTCCTCAGAGGGATCAGTGACTTCCGGCTCTATCTCGCGGAAAGAATTGTGAAGGGGGTGAAGATTCTTGATGCCGGTAGTAACCATATTTACTACAAAAGCATTCTTGGACATGCCCCCTTTTTTGGCATACTTGAGGAGCTTTTCATGTAGGCTCTGCGGGAAACTGATGAGCAGTTTTTTGTACGGTTCGGGTGAGTAGGAAATCCCTGTTTTCTGCCACTGACGAACTCCCCTCCTCAGCCTATCCACGACTACACGGTGTTCGCGCAGTACACGCAGGTTATTCCCTACCTTGGATAATGTGTAGATTTCTGCAAACTTCATCTCGATAAATTTTACAACCATCTCAGTAGTAATCCACTCATGCTCCGGCTCAAGATAGTCCAGTGCCATAATGATCTTGTTACGGAGATCGGAGAGGGGTTGCTGCTTGTCTGTCTCAGTCATTGTAAACCAACTTCCTACAACTCCGCAGTATACGGAGAGTAATACACGTAGGTATAGCATTAAGTATCTGAGGCTGTCAATAGGGCGGAGATTATTGCCACGAACCCGCAGTACCTCCCCCTCCGTTAGAGGTACAATGGTTAGTAAGGACACCGGACTCATACACACAAAATAGCCTGCGAAGGTAAACTACGGGAATATCGTTAGATCCTGAGAAACTCGATATTGCAGGAGTTACTTCGTTACCTACAAAGAAGAACTTTGGCTGCAAAGCAGCCGTTGGGTCAACAAAGTTATCTGAAACAAACAACGCATAAGGGCCACTCATCGAAGTACCTGGAGGAGCAGGAGTGTTCCCGTCCTTGTTAAACGTGTAGCCTACTGCGCTGCCTGCCTGAGACGTGAGGAACGTATTATTACCTACGTGCCCCGTACACTTATCAAAATCACCATCATAAGAAGCATCTGCATAAATGTACAACCCGTGTACGACACCTCGTGTGTTCCCCATAAGGTCAGCAGCAGGAAGATCATTAAATTTATTATTCGTAATGCTGTAGTGATTTAAGACACCGCCTGCTACACCAGCAACCCTCAACCTGAACAGGTACGCGTTACTTCCAGGAGCACCACCTCCCACGGTCGTAGCGTGACAACGCATAGTATTGTTATCCACCGATGCAAAATTTACATCCTGTATATTCAAACAAGCACTACCATTAATAACGTCCGCTGGTGCTCCTTCAGCCATCAAGTACAGCACGTTAGACGCCAAGTTGATTCCATCTGAAGTAGTCCCGCTCACAGTGCTGGACATCGTGATACAGCTCGATCCACCGCCTCCACCACCAGAACCACTGTAAGGATTCCCATTCACCGAGGCCACAGTGACGCAGTTACCTACCACATGCGTAGTACGGCGAGGGTAGCAGAAATACATACCAACACCCTTGCTGTACACCGTGTTATCGCTGACTTGTACGCGCATGCCGCACCTTAGATACAAGCCCACCAGTGCACCCACCAGCACATTCCCTGAAATGACAATATCACTGGAAGAATTCAACGCGCCTACGGCGGGAGTAGTGCCTACATACAGTGCATTTCCATAGGAAGAAGCATTGGCAGAGATAAGAACCAGAGTATTGCCGTTCATAGTAACACTCGACATGGAATGCTCTGCGTCCACTGCCGCAATACGTGCAGTTACACTGTCAACGGTCATGAAAACACGATTACTGTTCAACGTCAGGTTCTGGAGGTAGCCACCTCCATTGGTGCCTGTTATATAAATACCTCGATTGGAGGATCCCGTAGAAACAAGCGCAGACACCTGGTTCCCATCAATCTTAAATCCACGCGCAGTTGTTAATGCACTAACATCCACCTCAAGACGGATCCCCCTCACTGGACCCGCAGAACTCAAACCAGCGACTATGTTATCACTGATAGAAACGTTCGCGAGAGTAGCATTCGCCGCTGTCAGATCAGTTTCTATAACAAGACCTTCCAGTGCCGATGAAGTACAGATACCTCCTGTTAAACCTTTCGTGAAAATACAGCAACTGTTCCCATTCATCTCTAACCCGTACGATGAATTCAAGACAGGAAATGAATTGATAACAGCCCACGCGCCAAAATGAAAATGTGCAAAAAATTTATTATTTGAAATATCTACGTCATACGAATGTCCCGTGTGGTAGACACCACCACCCAGCAGGTTGGTTTTGTTATCACAAACGTTGGTGTTGTTCACATCATCCAGGTAAATACCTATAGCGATCTGCGTGACTGACCCCGCGTGTCGTTCGATGATATTGTTGCGAACATTCGCAAACCAAACGTCTTGCAGGTAGATACCAATAGCACTTCCTGTCTGAGCAGCACCGTTGTTACCAATCCGAATATGATTGTTCTCGATAGTCAGATCACGTGACTGGAAAGCGCCCCCGTTACGCAAGTACAC